GCAAACACGACTACATGGACCCACATTTCTAATAGGAGAACAACATGGGAACAAGATCACTTACTTTTGTGTATGAAGAAGCATTTAATCCCGGCGACGAACCACAGCCGATCATAAATCTTTATCGTCAGTATGACGGTTATCCTACAGGACACGGCGCAGAGCTGGCTGAATTCTTATCAACGGTCAAGAGCAATGGTATGTCGTGTTTGGCAGCTCAGTTGGTAGCTAACTTTAAAGACGGACCAGGTCAGTTCTATCTTTATCCAGTTACTGCCAAAGACTGCGGACAGGACTATGAGTATCACATCTACCAGCAACAAGATACATTCCGCGTAGTGGTGGGAAATAAAGGCTGTAATATGTTTGGGCTCATCATGAGCGACAAGAACGACTATATCTTTGACGGCAATGTCAAAGAATTTGTAAATTTCTGTACAAAGAAAGAGGAGATTGAATAATGGAATTCAATAAACGAATCAACTTGGTCAAGTACACTTTGACCCCAGATCAGATCATGTCGTGGGTAGGTGGGTTACATGACATACAAGCCGACATGATCGAAGAGGCCCTGGAGGACAAAGGCTTCCTGGGCTACCCAGAAGCAAACCAAATTATCAATCACATACGAGGACTGAAATAATGGGATTAGACATGTATGCTTACAGTTCCGCTCGTGCTGGGCAATACACAGAATTTTGGCAGTCAGCCGAATTGCAGGATGATAAAGAGTTTACCAGTACAGTGGTATCTCAACCTGTAGAAATAGCCTACTGGCGCAAGCATCCTAATCTACATGGCTGGATGGAACGGCTTTGGTATCACCGCTGTCGAGAATCCGGGCAGAATATTGATGAGGACAGCTTCAATGGTATTGAACTGGAACTGACCAGAGAAGACCTTGACAATCTGGAGCATGATGTAACCAACAATCTGCTACCTGGCACCACTGGATTCTTTTTTGGCAGTGACAGTGACGATTACTATCGTGAAAAAGATCTAGCGTTCGTACGGCGTGCCCGTGCCGACTTGTTTTTAGGTCTGCGTGTATTTTACAACTCCAGCTGGTAGTAAATATATGACAACTATAGATTATGGATCAGAACAATTCAACAGGATCAAAGTGGCCGCAGACTGGATCAGAGACCTAGAAGACAACGACAGCCGCAAGCACAAAGAGCTTGTGATTGAACGGGCCCTGGTAGCTGCTCAGTTGGGCTCGGCCAATGCCCAATGTTTCTTGTTCAACTGCTATCAGGCCTACAATCCCTACTATGTGTTTGGTGTCAAGAAAGTTCTAGAAACCAAAGGCTTAGAAAACAGACCCAATCCTTGGCCCAAGTTCTGGGCCATGCTAGAAGGTTTACGCACTCGTAGTCTTACCGGACACAATGCCAAGACCGCTATCGAATCGATGAGTGAACAGTTTGACAGCATAGAATGGAACAACCTATGCCGTAGGGTCATCATCAAGGACCTGCGCTGTGGTATCACAGAAAAGACCTTGAACAAGGTGTTGGGTAATACGGAATGGAAAATTCCTACATTTACTTGTCAACTGGCAACAGATTCAAACGATCATCAAAGCAAAATGACCGGCACCAAGCGAATTGAATGCAAGCTAGATGGTGTGCGTGTGTTGGCAGTGATAACCAAAAACACCATAAATCTCTACAGCCGCAATGGCAAAAGATTTGACAATTTTCCACAGATTGAAGCTGAACTTGAAAGTATCAGACCACAGCTGAACATACATCTGGGCAAGCTGGATGGCAGTGGTATAGTGTTGGATGGTGAAATTGTGGGCGAAAGTTTCCAGGCCTTGATGAAACAGGCACAACGTAAAACCAATGTGGAAACCAAGGACATGACCTACTATGTGTTTGACTGGATTCCTATCGCTGATTTTGAACGTGGTTATTGGAACGCTCAACAACACAAACGCACCAATCTGTTAGAATCAAAAAAAGAAATATTCGAATCTACCCGGTCGGTCCGAATCATGCCTGGTATGGATGTGGATTTAGACACAGCCGAAGGACACGATGTCATGCGCAGGTTTGCTACAGACGCTGTTGCGGCCGGTTATGAAGGTATCATGATCAAAGATGTCAATGCTCCATATGAATGCAAGCGGTCGACATTCTGGATGAAATGGAAACCGGTCATGACAGTGGATTTGAATATAGTGGGTTTTGAAGAAGGTACCGGTCGCAATCGTGGACGCCTGGGTGCTATAATATGTGAAGGAGTAGATGATGATCGTAATATTCGTGTCAATGTGGGCAGTGGTCTTTCCGACGCTGATCGCGATCAATATTGGACCGCCCGAGATGACCTGCTTGGTCGAGTGGTTGAAGTGGCAGCAGATGCCGTCACCCAAAATCAAGATGGCTCTTACAGTTTGAGATTTCCTCGATTTGTGAGATTCAGAGGATTTGAAGCCGGAGAGAAATTGTGAACTTTGGGGATCGAGATGGATTTGATGAATATACAGTGACATTCGTTTGCGGCGGAGACGAGATGCTCCGAATCACTCGAACAGGTTTTTATGTACGTGGACAAAGGCTCGAACAGGATGACTGTGAAGCTGAACAAGTGTATAATAGTTTTACGCAATGGCTGGCGTGGCAACAACTTCAACGATAGGAGAATCAAATGAAAACTCAAACACAGAATCTTGCGTGGTTGCCGGATAAAAAATATTATGAGTATGCCTATCATAAGTTTTTTAATCCTGAAGTCAGCTATGCCGATTGGACGCCCTGGAACGAGTGGAATTATCCTGATAGAGATCTATTGAGATTTGATCATATCATAGGACAGCAAATTGCTCACATACATAACAAGCGTGTGTTGGATGTGGCCTGCCATTTGGGATATTTGAGTTTGTTTTGTTTGCACAACGGTGCCGCGCAGGTGACTGGTACAAACATAAGAGACAGAGAACTGTCGATTGCAAGAGAAATAGTCCAGTTGGCCGGTTATACCAATTGTGAATTCGTAAACTCAAATATCTACAACATTGAAGAATTTTACAAATTGTGCGATGCACATGATACCATATTACTAAGTGGTATATTATATCATGTAAACAATCATTACCAACTGTTGAAAACCATAGCAGACTCATCAGCACAGACCTTGATATTAGAATCCAGTATCGAGCATGCGATCGATATTGCAGAGTATCCAATCGTCAACTGGCGCATGGAAAATACTGACAGTCCAACTTCTGGTTTTGAAGACACCCAATCAACTACCTTTGTTGGAATACCAAATCACAAATGGATTGAACAGAGTTTGAAACAGCTTGGTTTCAAACTGACTTACAATGAAATAATTGAATTCAATACTCCAGTTGGCAGGCGTACCAAACGATGTATCTTGGTTGGTCAAAAAATTTAACTTATACGAAAGTGAGCATGTGACATAACAAAAGTAGAGGAAAAACAACAATTGATCGAAACACTAAAATTTACTACACTTACAAAATATCAATGTGGGCGTGGTAGCAACACCTTAACCGATAGGAGAATCAAATGGCATCAACGTTAACAAAATTGACCAAGGTAAATGAATCAATTACCCTCAATCGCTATGACAACGGCTTCATGGTCGAAATCGGCGGCCGAGACAAGAAAGAAGATTGGAAAACTGCCAAGATCATGTGTAGCACCGAAGAAGAAATGATCGCTGTGATCCGAGAGTGGAATTCAATGGACGTGGACAATTAATCATGGCCACATGGACTATCAAAACCTATCATAAAAAAAACTGCCAAGAAGTTGAACACTGGAGTCAAGACAACGGAGATGGTCGGATCACAGTCACCAACGGTTATCGTTACGGTGAGTGGACTGTGGAAACCACTGATGACAATCCTCCAGAATTCGAATTTACAGAAGTACCCGGCGGCAATGGCAAACGAGACAGCATCGACATGTACAACTGCCAAGGCTCCAACATAGAAAGCGTAGATCTTGTCGAAATGTTCGACGGTGGATGTTGGTATGACGTGGAAATCGAAGGGCTGGATGACGAGGCCGAAGAAGAAATCCAGGAATTCCTTGATGAAAACAGTACCTGGGATCTCGAAGATCGCGAACAAGATCCTTGGCACCATAGCGACACTGAATGCTGGGTCTGGGGCCCGATCGAGATCTCTAACACAGTGTCTGGTGAACGTGTACGCATTATTTGTGCTGATGCGGATGGCAACGTGGTAGATTTCAAAGAGGAAGATTGATTTGGTTAAAAAAAATGCATTTTGGACCTGGTTTGAACAAGAAGCCGAGCCCAACCTGGCGCATCGAGCCAGCACATTTAGGCAGATGTTTGAATATCTGGATCAGCAATCGGGTCCGATTTGTATTATAGAAACCGGGTGTGCCAGAGCAGCCGGTAATTGGGCCGGTGATGGACAAAGCACTGTGTTGTTTGATAGATACGTGACCGAACGTGGTACAGACAGCCAAGTGATCACTGTGGACCTGAGCGAACAATCGGTAGTGGCCTGTAGGCTTTTGGTAGGTGATCAAACCACAGTGG